TTTTGCTCCACGTTTTGTACTAGACTTAGCAACAACATTAGAAGGTGTTATTGGGTCTAGGTCACCTTGTGGAATGAAAAACTCAGCCCCTGTGGTAAAGACTTGTAAATCTCTACCAGAACGTAAACCAGTAATAGTATTAACGCTGTCAGTAGCTAACGTAATTTTAATAGCATCATCATCTAATCCTTCAGCTGCTTTAAAGTTAAAAAAGTTTCCAACCTTAGAACCACACAATGTTGATGGTAATGATGCGCTGCCTCCAAAAAATAAACGTCCTTCATGGAACGTAGCGGTAAAAGGCCAGCCTCTAGTATTTGACCAGGCATCTTCATAACCACTTTCTTTTATATAGTTTCCACTAGCTATAGCATCGGTACTAAAAAATGGTACCTCTACTACTGCTTCTACTTCTGTAGCAGAATTGAATTGTGTTATTCTTGCTCTACCAAATCCATTATCAGCTTCTAGAAATTGATCTACATCACTTGAAGAAAATATACTAGATGACGCTGTGATTGTTACTGTGCCATCTACTTTATCTGATGTAATAGTTCCTGATGGACTTGTTGTGGTAAGAGTAAATGCGTGTTTAGGTACAGTAATTTCTGATACTAAACTGGTTGCTGTCCAGGTAGTATTGTTTGCTCCTCTTACTAATTTAAACGGTGCAAAGTTAGGATGAACAACAATCAACGTGTCAGCTGATTGTGTAAAACTTAATTGCTGTAAATCAAATGTAGATACGCTGTATAAACTTCCTACAGTGTAGTCTAAATAATTATTACCAGATCCATTTATATTAGTAAGCAAAGTGCCTGCTTGATAAAAATGCATACGAATTGTTGTTTGATTATTTATAGCAGTCATAACAATCATAAAAGATTGTGTAGATGAAAACTCAAATGGTACTAAGTGATGACTGTTAGCTGCGCCTTGTGCAGTTAAATCTAAAAGAAACTTTAACCCAGGCCTTCTACTAAAACCTCCTTGAGGTTCAAAGATAACATTCTTTGCAGAAGAAACACTGGTGTAGTATTGCTGTAAGTCTAGTCGTCCATATAGTAATGGATCTATCTCACCAATACTAAACGATGCTTGATATTGCTGTACCCTACTCATCTAATATCTGTAAGCAGATAGTCACCCACTACAGATGGTGTCTGCCCTCCACTATCGATAGATGCAGCCTGTCTAAAAAAACCACCCCTCATGTTTTCAGCTACCGTTCCTAGTGCAATTTGTTTCCAATAATCTGATTTAGTTGTTTGGTCTGTAATTACTTCAGCTAAATGCCAAGCCATTTGTTAGGCAAGTAATGTTACAAAGTATGAAGGCATGGACCCTTCACCTACTGCCTTCTGATAATCTATATGAATTTCTGTTGCGTCTGTTCTTAAAACAGCTACGCCACTAGCTGCTTGTCCTACTTCCCAATCTTTAAATAATTGTGCGCCTGGTGTGCTGCTTGTTCTTACTGCTTCAGGTACACCTATAAGCATATCGTTAGGAAATAAATATTGATATGTCCATTCGTTTTGTGGTGTGTTGCTATCTCTTGAAAGCTGTGTCTTTGCAATAGTGAAAGACCACTTGTACATTCCTAATGTAGAAAACTTTACTTCTTTATAGATGGTGTTGCAGGCTTGTGCAGCTGGAGAACCATCAGAAAAACTTGTGATAGCTTCCGCTCCTAATAGTAACAACGATTTATTACAAATTGTTACATCTGTGTCACCTACTGCCATCTATGCCTCCTTATAATAGGAAGGGGGGTTTCCCCCCCAACCTTGTTATTATTAGTCGCCATCAGTGCTTGCTAGTGTAGTACCATCGTTCACATCAACAACCGAACCAGTGTTCGATAAGACATAAACTAAAGTAGCAACCAACGTACCGCCTGTGCTTGAGTTGACAAAGATCATATCGCCAACGCTAACTTCTTGGGCTACTGAATTAAAGTAACCTTCAGTGTTAGCTGTAGCAATAGTATCTGCTGTCGTATAAGCGAACATCTGAGGGGCTGACCCTTTCTTAGACTGTCCACCGATTGGGTTCCACCCATCTCTACTAAACGCCATGATTAAGCCTCCCTACAGACAACATCTACAATACCGTCAGTATCGATTGCGATACTTCCCATAGATAACTTGGCTGTCACCAAGAAAGATGTTTTTTCTGCTATATAATTAATTTCAGTTGAAGCAGGCATCCCTACTGCAACCCCTAGTGCGGATTGATGAAACGCAAAACAAGTACGATCACTAGAACCATCAATAGATAATCCACCCTCATCCCTGTCACCAAGAATGTGGAATTGGAAACCCATCATGCTTCCGATCTGACCGCTTATCAAATTTTGTATATTCTGATAATCGGCACTAATTGCTCTTTCATCACCAAGTAGTCCAGCCAAGTTGTTCGCATGAATAATCATGTGACGATTTTGGGCTGGTACATTCTTAGCATCCATAGCTTTCTTCGCTGCAATGATCTTACCCATGTTAAGGTCAGATGCTGCTGCACTACCAGTTGTAACAATAGTGTTAGCCACTGTGCTACCAGCTGATGCAGCTGCCAACGCATCCAAGATGATTTGATCTTGTCTACGTCCGATAGCTGAACCAACAACCTGTGCAAGTTCTCTTCGCTCATCAAAGTTGATCTTGTTTTGAAGAAAGATATCGCTGTATTCTGATGCGGAAAAATCCGTAAGAGAACAAGCGACACTTGAAAAACTAGTGTTTAGAGGAACCACGTCAGTTCCTGGAGTTCGAACACTAGCTTGTCCTTTCCCTACCTTGGGAAAGTTAACCGTAGAACCGACAACGCCAGTTCTGGTTCGTGCTGCGCCAGTTAATACCGCTGATCCTTGGTACGCTTGATGTACCTCTGCTTCGAACAGCTGAGTAAACGCTGGCGACAAGTTTGCTCTTGTTGTCATAATATGCCTCCTAGCATAAAAGTTACGTTTACATTACTCGCAACAGTTATCCAGAAAGTCTGGGCTGTAACCTACGGCATACGCTGCCGCAACGACTGATTTCTCAGCTGCCAGAACGGCTGTGGTTACAGTTATCGTTCACAATAAGTTATACCTTACAAGACCCATCTTGTAAAGTTATTTGTATCGCTCCTCAAATTCCTTCTCTACTGACCTAGTGTAAGATGGGTCTGTTCCATATTTAGGATCTGCCATCTTAGAGTTAATCCTATTACGAAAATCATCTTCACTTTCTTTTCCAGCTTGATAAGCAGTAGTAGTTGGAATAGTGATATTCTCGCCTGTCATTGCTCTAACCTTTTGCAATAGACGTGCGCCTGTAGCTGTACCACCCCATATATCTATTTCTGACAATTCATCTTCAGAGATAATTCCTTTACCTACTAAACCATTTGCCCAGGTAATATTAGATTTAATTATCTCATCTGCATTTTCACCTAACGCTTTTTTCTCCTGTGCGATAGATAGTGTTTCTGCTTCCGCATTGACCCCACCCATCTCCATAACTTTGCCTGCCAATCCTTCAAACGCTGCTTGTGAAATACCATTGTCTTTTGCCCATCCAGAAAAAAAACCTAGAAGTTCATCACCTTCAGGAATGTTATCTCCTAAAAATTTTGTATCATACTTTCCATCTTCAGGGGCTTTGTGTTTTCCCTGAGAGAATTGTTTTTCTAGATTTGAATATGCATCCACAATCTTTTCTAGATTAGGACCATCATCATCCCAAAACTTTTCTGGATACCATTCAGGTCTTTCATATGGACCATCATTAACATCTTCGTCTTGTGGCTCAAGATGTGGAATTTCTCCAGGCTCTTCAGTTTCAGTATTTGTTACTGGTTCACTTTTTCGTGCCTCATCCATTAAACCTTGAGGTTCAGGTTGTTGCTGCTCTTCTGTTTTTACAGTTTCATCAGCAGCCAGTGCCTCATTCGCTTGGCTCATTTGCTCTCCTTACACGTTGTTGTATCTCTCTCACAATAGAGTTCTGTCCTTCTCTAGCGTAGCCATAACTTGCGTCTGCGCCAGGAACCCAACAGGGTTGATCAAGAGTTATTTGTTTAAGATGTTCCAAAACTTCCCTGCCTTCTGCCGTTAAGAAACATTTCCTGTATGCGATATCTAGCTTTCGTTGTGCATCAATATCGTTAATCCGTAGTTGGTGTACGTTAGCATCTATGCCATCCCATCCTACAGAATTAATATCTCTAATTTTATCTGCGTTGTTAGCCATCCATTACCTCTCCTTCTTGAGGTGGTGCAGCCCCAGCTTGGTCAGGTGCTGCTCCCTGGCCTGCTTGGGCTGCTTGCTGCTGCATCTGCATTTGCATCTGTTGTGCTTGTTGAATTATTTGCGCTCTTTCTTCTGGAGTAGTTCTAAGAGATGCATCAATTCCCATATGATCTAAAATGTAGTCACCAACCTTTTCTGGATTAACAAGGGCCATGCCTGCTCCTCCAAAAGATTGTGCTATCTGCATAAACTGTAATACGTTTTGTACCTTCTCCATATTAGAAGCCATAGCTAATGGTGATTGAGGTTCAATGTTTACTTCCAGGCCATTTACTTTTAATGGAAGATCTACCATACCTTCTTCATCCATTAATTCTAATGAACGTCTAACGATTGGATACATTGTTTCGTTTATCAATCTTCCAAAAGCTGCACCTAAATTTTGTGATAGTTCTTTCATACGCTCTACTATTTCAGTAGCAGACCTTGCTGACATATTGTCAGGTGGTAAACTTTCATCGTACAAAGTTTTTTTAATATTCATTCTTAAATCATTCGCAATAAGTTGCGATAGATTTGTATCACCAGATCTTGGGAGCGGTGCCAAGGACGGTCCTCTTGGACCACCATTGGAGGATACGCCAATGATTGCCCCTGGCACTATCTGAATAGCTTGAGGGTTCAACACGCCATCATCAACAGCGGTGAACACGCCACCTATAGAAAGGGAAGCATTTTTCAGATTTAACTCTATAACTTTGTTAAGTGTTTTAATATCAGGAAGAGCATATAAACAAGGACCTCTTCCCATAATTTCACCTGGTGCTACCATAAACCTACTGATAACCCATGGTGAAGATTTTAATTCTTTATGTAAAATTTTGTAGTCGCCTTCCATTGTCATCAGACAATAATCGACTTTACCTGTTTCTTTATTTGGATACGTTGCTTCAAGCAGTTCAATATATTCGCTAGGTCTTTCTCTATACTTAGACAAAACCTCTTCTGGAAACTCAACACCAGGAAACTCTTGCTCGACTACTTCAAACGGTCTTTTAAATTTTCTAAAAACAAAATTAGGTTTACCGTCTGGTCCTTCATCAAATGTAATTTGATACATAGGAATAGCTGTGTACCTAATAGGCTGTAGTTCATCTCCTTTTTGAATTAGCATTACAGCTGTGCCAACAGCCAGGTCTAACAAAAATTCTCCAATCGCCAAGTCAAATCCTGATTGACGCATGACGCTGAACATTTTTTGATTATACATATCCAAAACTTGTTGTGCTTGAATATGTCTTTCAGGAGGAACGTCTGAACCTGGACGTAGCCTGCACCATTGCTGTTGTGGAGGAAATAAAGCAGACTGTATTCTGTTGGCAAATCTTGCTGTAGAATGAATAGCGGTACTATCAAATACCCTCTTCATTTTGTTTTGACCAGGAGTGTCCTGTTCATAATATCCATCGTATAAATTACGCATAGGCAAACAATATTCGTAAGCCTCTTCGTAAATACTACGCCACTGCTCTTTTCTTGTTTGACAAGAGCCGTATCGTTTTTTTAATTGTCTAACCTCTAACCCTGCCATCCTATGCCTTCTTATTTTTGTTAGCAAAGTTCCTGGCAGCTTCAACGCTTCCAAACCCCCATGCTTTTAATGCCAATGCCTTACGAGTTGGTTTACCCTTCTCGTCTTTCATTGGACCTTTCATCCCAGCAAAACGAGCAGCAAAACTAACCCTACGACTATCAGTTCCACTAGTCTGAGGCCTCTTAAGGTTAGCACCCTCTGTTTTCTTAAAATGCTTTCTTCCAGCTTCATTAAGACCACCACTGGGGTTTTGAAACCTTTTAGCAACCATAGACTAAGCCTTTTTAGTTTTTCCATACTTCTTAGCCATCGCCTTTTTCAGACCGCTCATCTTCTTGTCCGCTGGCTTCTTCTTTGCCATCGGTTTCTTTTTCATTCCGTACATCCGCATCCTCCTCTCCAGGTTTGTACTTTCGATGCCTTGGATTTCGTAACCAATTTTTATCGGACATTGTTAGCCCCTTGGATTACGGACACCACCAAGATTAGAAGCAAGCTGTTGTGCGCCTCCTTGTACCTCTGGTGCAACCCTAGCACTCGACATCAAAACTCTTGCAGATCTACCACGTCTAGACTTACGTCTAGATGCTATAGTCTTTCTTTCCCTCTTCTCTTCCGCATCCAGTGCCTGCGCCCTACGTTCTTCTTCAGGGTCAGTCTTTGGAGGTGGTGGAGGTGAAGGACTTGAAAATATACCGCCCATATTAAAACACCCTCGACATCATATAATAATCATCTCCTTGAGGTCCGTACTTTCGTAGCACGCCCTCATTTTCAAAGTAACATACTTTTGCCCACTTGTAAGCAGGGATATTTCGTGAACAAACAGTGATTTGTAACCGTTTCATTTCTAGTTTGTTCGCAGCGTACTCAAAAAACAGTTTAGATGCACGATGCATTCTAAATGATTTACGACTAATATCATTGCTTGGTATTAACCAGGCTTCGTAAACGCCATCCCATAATTTCCATATTCCAAACATTGCATATATTTTATCCTGCATTGCAGTGAAGCTGTAACCTTTTGTAACAAAATTTGTCAGGTACTTAGAATAGTCATCGAATAGTTCACGATTTTTCAAATCAAACTCATTGAGTTCAATCATATTCAAATGCATAGGATGCCAATCAACAATTCTTTGTTCAGGCCAGTTGAGGCGCATCTCTTGTGTTAGTTCTTCAGGAGAAAACATCGAAATCCAATACCTTTATAGTTTGTTGCATTTTTGCAACACCTCCTTTTTTAGTAACCATATCTCTATGCTCTCCTCCTCCAAGCAAGCAATATCCAGCTGCATCACCAACGTGCGAGTGTTCATTCTTGTTTGGTGTAGATCTGTATCGTTCTTGACCTGAACCCATACTAACTCTTTTGAAGTGATACCCTCCAGCAAGTGATTTACGCAACCTCTCGCATTTCTTGTTCAATAAAAATCCTGGCTTACCTTCAATCAATCTCTGCATGGGGATAGCAAGAGCCTCACGTCTAATTTTAAAATCGTTTGTTGCACATGGCTTCGCATAAATATCTAATGTCCTCATGTGATCGAAAGCAGTTGTTTCATAAATCTGATCACGCTGTTGTCCAGCTGGGTCACCCCAAACCATAAACTGTGCCTTGGGAAAATAAATTCCCATTTCTTCTTTGAGCATTGAAACAAATCTATTTAGACCCATGTCAAACGTAACTAGTTCATGTAAGACGTGCCATACTCCGTTAGACATTCGTTGTGCAAAAATTGCTGCTGGTGTTAATCCAAAGTCAATACCTACTTGTACAGGAACGCCTGGTTCAAATTCTAAATCCTTAGACATAGTTGTATCGTCATATTCAGGCCAGATAGGCATTCCTTCTTGGACATAAGTGTAATCTCCTTTTGCATAACACTTAATCCAATCTAATTGCTTACCACCTAATAATTGCTCGTAGTATCCTGTCGGCAAATTTTTTAGGTTTTCTGCTTTAGCGTTTGTTCGCCACCATTTACCAGCTGCTTGCAAAAATCCATTTGCTTCTGGCATATCTTCAGGAACATCATCGTTATCTACTTCGATAACACCAGGAGGCTGCTTAAAAAATTCCCAGGCATATTTACCTGTAGGTCTATCTTTGCCTTCAGCTAAATGAAAATACCAATGATCCGTATCCATAGGGTTTGTGTCGAGTATTACACCATGCCAGCTTGGTCCTCCATCATTCTTAGTTGGGTATCTACCCACTCTATGCGTTAGACCGTCTATAACGGCTTTAGGTAACTCTCTGCATTCATTGACCCATGCACCTGTAAGTTCTAATGAAAGCAGCTTACGCACGTCCTTTGGGTCATCTAGGGCTAAGAAAATGACCTCGCAGTCTATTCCAGCAGCTTTGCCTTTAGATGGCAGTTTTATATGATGAGTTATTGGAGGAGCATACTTAACATGGCCCCAGATATGTTCAGGCATTAACTCAAGCCAGGTCTTAAGAGTAGTCGTTCTAAGCATCGGATGCGTATTTCTTACTATCGCAAATCTTGAATACTTGATACCATCTCTTGGAGAGGGCTTCTGTTGTACGGCTCTGCGCCATAGTTCAGCGCAGCAGGCATAGGACTTGCCGCTCCCTACTGGTCCTAGAAGTCCTCTCACGAAACCTTTTGATTGCATAAACTTTGCAACGGTGGGGCTTGTACTAAAATCTAATTTAGTTACAGATCTTCCCTCTGTCATATGCAAACTCCAAATTTAATATATTCCAATATCTCCACTACTAATAATCCAGCTAATAGAAATACTATTACTGTATGATACGCATTCCATAAAAGATATTCATATTTATTTTTCTTCATCATCTACCTCCTCTCCTGGCATTACCATTTGTATATCAACAACCGCTGGTTTATCCCCATCCTTCTCAGTATCCAGAAGGCCAGCAGACTTAGCCAGCAGCTGCATGACACGAACCTTATCGACTAGTTCAACCTCAACAATATCTTCACCACTTTGGGTAGGCGTAATCTTGACCTTTCTAATTGCAGCCAGCGCATGGTCTGGAATATCTTTAGCATCCTTTAGTTCCAGCTTCTGACCGTTCCAATCGAATATGTCAGTTATCTTAGCCTTCGCTATTCCTAGCATTTCATTCGCCAGGCCATCACGATTGTCGTAGATTATTTGTGAGCCTCTCAATCTCTTGCGGATCTCGCCCACTCCACCAAATCTACCAACAGGCGGCACTACCCTTTTTGCCATTAAAACATTCTCCCTTGGTCTGGATGTTCCGTTAGCGGCTTGAAGGTAATATCCACAAGTTGATACTGTCCTCCATATCTAGATTGCAGCACATGACCAGTTGGCTTGAGTTGACGTAGTTCACCTACATCTAGCTGCATCATATCTTTGCCATGCTGTATTCTCATGCCGCCTTTCTTGATAGCCTTCTCCACCTCATAATCCCTGACAGATACAAACTTACCTTGCCAAAGTTTCTTAACCTTTTTTATGACCATGGATCACCTCCGCTGTCACCAGGATTACTCATGCCTGGTTTTTCCTTCTTCTCGAATAACCTTATCCATACTTCTCCGTTCTTATCAGGAAGAGGTAAGGCTTCAAGTTTTATTCCTGTTATCTTTCCTTCCTTATAGAAGGCAATACCCAGGTTGGTCCATCTAGTAACAGGCTTGCCATTCTCGTCTAGCTTGTCTGTTTCCTTTGGCTGTACTACATCAAATAGTTTATCTACTTTCATAGCTTGCTCCTTTCTTTTTTTTGTAAACCCCAAAATATTTTGAGGGAACCCCCCTAACGATACGGTAGGTGGCACCCCCCAGAGGGTCCATTTTCTGACCCAATTCGTTACTCACCCTGCATCCTGGGCCTTTAAATGCAGTGTTTTTGTTATACCCCCCATGCTATTCTGGGAGGCTGTACAAAACCTAATGGTTCCTTTGGGATTTGTAATCACTTAGGTAACCTCATCTTGCTAGTCATGTGCTTGAGTATATCCTTTACATCCTTACCACTCTTAGCTTGCTGCTGTGATACCTTCCTGGACATGAAGTATTGCAATGAGTAAGGCGGTTGTTGGTTCTTATCTCTCTTCCAGGTTACAACACCCCTGGCATCTTCTATGAATGATAGGATTGTATAGCCTGACTGTAGTAGTTCCTTTGCTATAGCCATCTGTCTTAGGTCATAACTCCAAGGCTTGCCATAGATGTCTTGTAGTATCTGCCCATAGTTGTTGCACAGTTTCCTACAATCTATTTCTTTAATTTCCCCTATAGTATTTATACTAGTTAATTTAGTAGAGTTATTTACTAGGTCCACCTTGTTATCTAGTACAACCCCAGGCTTGTTATCTGTATCAATACCATTACCCTTACTAGGTACAGCTTGTACAATGTCAGGCTTGTATTGAGTATCTTTATCCACAGCTTTAATACTCTTACGTCTTGAGCCTGTCCTTGCCACATTGAGAGTATGCTTGGCAATCTCTGCCTCTATCTCAGGATCTCTATCTTGTGCAGGTTGTCCAGATATACAATCATCTAATGTCTTTGTAGGATCATATATCACACGCCACAGCGCACCACGCTTGCCGTAGTTCCTTCTTATGTCAGCGTTCCTTAACTTCTCTATGTAACCGTATTCTATTAGCTTACGCATATGCTGTGACACTGCCTGCTGGCTACACTCCAGGACCTTGGCAATGTATAGCTGGTTAGGAAAGAATACACCTGTCCAGCTGTTAGCATGACTGCAACAAATAGCGAATGCTCTAAACGTCATTGGATACTGATTGAACCTGTTATCACCATATGCTCTGGCTGGCATAATCATATGCGGACCAGGACACTGGAAGGAACCGCCAGACTTAGCTGGTGGATCTCTAACTGGATCTGGTGTTAGCTTAGTCTTTCTCACCCTTCACGCCTTCCTGGAGAGGTAGGTTTGCTATCTCTTTCTTCAGGTCCTTGGAAGGTATGACGATTATCTTGATACCACGATGTAACGCTAACACTAGTTTCATTTTCAAATTGTAAACGTCTGTCTTGTATCCTTTGACTTCTATCACAACCTCGCAGCCTTGCTGCCCATGTTGTCCTTCTTCTTGCCTGTCGATATAGCTGAAGTCTGCAATGTAGTCGCATATCTTCTGCCCCCCTATCTCGCATTTAATTCTTGGTTGAAATACCAAGTGTGTTATCTCACCAGCTTCTACCCTGGGCTTTAACTTAAACCAGTAGTAAGCTGCCTCTGCTTTACTCATAAACTTGATACCGTCTAGCTGGTATCTTTTATTTCCAAACTTGCTGGGCCTACGCACCGCTAGCCTCACAGCCTTCACGCAGTATGATCTCAACCATGGATGCAAGACTGCGTCTTTCTAACCTGGCCTTATTCTCAACCAGCTGCTTAACATCAGGGCTAATCTTCACATACATAGGCACCAGGACTACCTGTATTTCTTCAGGCTTTTCCTGTTTCTTTTCCAATGTTTACCTCCTATTAAAATAATATTTCGTAGATAGCTTGACAATATACCAGGAATGATTATATTAACAATAGAGAACATGGCACGAACAATATTAACCAAGGAGGATACAATGCCAAACACAACAAAAGCAAAAGTCTTGAACATCAGTAGATTAAATAACTCAATCAATGGTAACCCAAAGTATGAGTTTGTTTTTTCAGGTATCGGTATTGCCAGGTCAGCTTCAGATGCTGGCTGGGTTTACGGTTTATCTGCTCACAGCATTCAAGGTAAAGACGTAGTTATAACTCATCACACTACGCCAAAAGGTAAAGTGATTGTAGATAGTTTGAAGGAGGTAAACTAATGGATTGGATATTTAATGACGGTGGAAGAAAGAAGGCAGGCTATCTGGGTAGCGCAGGAGATTGTGTTAGTCGTGCAATAGCTATAGCAGCTGGCCTAGATTATGAACAAGTTTATCAGGCCTTGGCAGAAGGTAATGCAACAGAGCGTAAAGGTAATCGTAAACGATCAGCCAGGAACGGCATCCACACAAAACGTAAATGGTTTAAAGATTACATGGTAAGCCTGGGCTTTATCTGGGTGCCTACAATGCAGATAGGTTCAGGCTGTAAGGTACATTTAAAAGCTGAAGAGTTACCAGCTGGCAGGCTGGTATGTAATGTGAGTAAGCATCTATGTGCAGTTATCGATGGTGTCTTGAATGACACCCATGATTGTAGCAGGGAAGGTAAACGCTGCGTGTATGGTTACTGGATTTACACAGCTAGACAAGAGCAGGCAGTTTAGAGTATGTTAGCAGGGCGGCAGAATGTGTCATCATTCTCATTCCTCCCTGTCGCCCCTGGTCCAGGCCTCACAGCCTGGGCCTTTTTTATTTCCCCAGAACAAATCAATCTATCACTTGCAATTATAAATTAAATAGGTATATTAGAAGAAGATGACACGAACAAGGAGGATACAAAATGCATAAAGTTATCGTTTCAATATTAAGAGTATCGACTAAGGAACAGTCAGTCGATAACCAACAACACCAAATCAACCAGGCATATCCTGGTGTAGAAGTTCACTGGTTTATAGAAGAAGGTGTATCAGGTAAGACACCTAACGCTGAACGTCCAGAGTTCTTGAAGGCTACTAAGTTAGCTAAGAAGTTAGGTGTTCCAATCGTAGCTGCTAACCTGTCCAGGTTTGGACGTGACCTAGCAGAGATCTCTACTTGGTATCGTGACAATGTAATGTCAGGCCAGGTGCAGATGATTGCATTGGACCAGCCAAACTTAGAACCTGAAACAGCTGGTATACATTTCACTATACAACAGATGGAACGTATCAAGATTAGTCAGCGTACTAAGGCAGCGCATGACAGGCAGAAAGCAGAGATAGAAGAGCAGGGTTACTTTGTATCAAGAGCAGGCAAGAAAGTTTATAGCCTGGGTAATCCTAACCAGGCTGCATCAGATGCAGGCAATGCCACTATCAAATCAAGAGCAGATAAGTTTGCAAACAAAATCCTACCAGTAATCAAAGACCAGCTGGGCCAGGGTAAAACTATGAAAGATGTTGCAGCTTATCTTAACGATGAAGGATACCAGACTGCAAGAGGTGGTGATTGGTATGCTTCAACAGTCAGCAATGCATTAAGGAGGGCAGCATGATTGAGTTAATTAGAGATTGGACAGCCAGGGATTGGTTGTCTTTTGTTGGTCAGCTGGTAGCAGCTATGGCCTTTGTTGTATTTATCTGGGCAGCAATCTGGATTGGTTGTGCGCTGAATGATAAATGCTATTGCGATAACACAATGGGAGATCCGATATGCCAGACGTTAAAGTAACAGGTAAGAAAACAATAACAGGAGAAGAGTTAGGCGCATCAGAAATGCCAGCTGTTCTTCTACATAAGGATGCCTACGGTAACACCAGGCAAGAGAAACTAGACGAACACAAGAAGGCAGCAGCTGGTGTTGAAGTTGTAGAAAAAAAATTCTTCAACAAGAATGCATTGCTGCGAGGTACATATCTTGAACACGCTATTGTTCCTTGGTGGTTAGAAACTCTAAAGGAAGATGGCATTAACTGTACAGCTGAAGAACCAACCAAAGCATTTAGGATTAAGGAAGCGCAGCTAGGTGCCACGCTTGATCGTATCCTTACTGTACCTAAAGGCTATGACCTGGTGACCAATGGCCTAGAGTTAAAAGGCAAAGGTGCATTAGAAGTTAAAACAGATTTCTACCACCAGGGTAAATGCAAACCTGATTGGATGATACAGGTACACCAGCAAATGATGTGTGCTGATTTACCATGGGCTGTCATTCTAGTTATGACACAGCAAGGCAAGCTAGTTACCTATGCATATAAGAGGGATGATAAACTTTGTAATCAAATCCTTGATGCAGCTAAAGAGTTTTGGAAACTACTTAAAGAAGATGGTGACTACCCTGTAGCTGTTGAACCAAAAGAGCAAGGCCTTAAAACTGTAACCGTAGATGCAAAGGCTGGGGATAACCTGGACCTGGAAGTTGTAGCCACTGACCTAATGAAAGCTAAAGCAGAAGCTAAGTCATGGGGCAAGGTAGCAAAAGATAACCAGGAGATCTTAGAGTTACATATGGATAGCATTGATGCTGACGTTATGAATGTTGGTAGCTATCAAATCAAATCAGTTACAACACAGAAACCTAAGAGAACGATGGTGGATGTACCTGGTCAATTTATAGAAAGCGCATCGTTCTCAATCAAGGAGGTCAGTGATGACAAATAAGAATGTTATCCAGCGACAGATGCTGGAACCAACCAACCTCAAAGAGGCAAAAGAATTTGCAGAAACTTTATCTAAGTCTGGATTAGTTCCTAAAGAATTTCAAGCCAAGCCAGCTAACATATTAGTAGCTGTTCAATGGGGATATGAGATAGGCCTTGCACCAATGCAGGCCCTGCAAAACATTGCAGTTATAAATGGCAGGCCATCGCTCTGGGGTGATAGCTTACTTGCCCTGGTCAAAGGCCATAAGAATTTTGCTGGGTGCAGGGAATGGATGGAAGGCAACATAGCTTTCTGTGAAATAAAAAGAACCCTGAACAATGGTGAGATAGAAGCTACGCTGCAACAGTTTAGTGAAGGTGATGCACAGAAGGCAGGCCTGTTAAATAAGCAGGGGCCTTGGAGGCAGTATCCAAAACGTATGATGCAGCTTAGAGCAAGAGGCTTTGCTATTCGTGATGCATTCCCTGACGCTATCAAAGGATTGATCACAGCAGAGGAAGCTATGGATTATCCAGCACCTAAAGATATAACCCCAGGAGAGGGCGTACAATCCATGCCTAGCGTTTCCAATGCACAATCTACCACGCAGCTAACAGATGCCCTTGAGCAGGCCTCTAAAGCAGAGGAACAGGCACACAAGGATGCGGTTATAGATAATATAGCTGACCATGCAGAACCTGGTGAGGACGAAACAGAAACCCCAGACCTGGACGATGAAGGTATGCCTTTGCATATACCTAACGGCACTGAGCAGCCAAAGGTAGAGCGTTACAATGTCGAGCAAGATTGGGCAGACAGATACCATGAGTTAATGTTAGCCATGTATCGATCAACCCACAAAGATCTGAACCCATCTATTAAAAGAACAAAGCTAAAAGAGTTTAAGGAATTAAACAAAGATGTTCTGGAAAGTATGGATGATCAGCAGCTGGCTAAAGAGTTAGAAACTAAAAGGCTTGAATGGAACAAGAGCCTAAGTATCATGGCAAGGGAGAACCCAGATGGAACAGAGTAAACAACGAATAGGTTTAACACCTAGACAACAACAGGTCCTGGCATTCTTAGTTGCTTATCAAAAAAATTCTGGAGTGTATCCAACAGTAAGAGAGATATGCAAAGGTAGGATAGATGGCAAGCAGGCTATGCCTAAGATGGCAGCGCAATCTAATGTTCATAGAATATTAAACTGCCTAGCCAGGAAAGGTTATATCCTTAAAGAGATTAATAGTCCAAGAGGTATAGCAGTTATATAAGTTCAAAATGGGGAGCGTCTATAAATGGTCGCTTCCCTTCACTACGTCTGATGTCTATGTATCTATTCATTGCTTGTTCCATTGTACCATCCCAATCAATTATATCTGGTACGGTCCAGGCTCCACCCCATCTAACTGATGTACCTAGTTCTGTAGCAGCAATCTTAAATGCATCAGCTACATCATCATAGACGTTAGCTTCCCAACAAACCCTGCCACTTACATAAGCAACAACATCAACAGCCTGACCTGTTATATGTTTACTGTTCATGGTTTGTGATGCGCCACTGTCTACCAATGCACGTTGCTCCTCAATGGTACGCAGTCCACACGTTACACCAAAATCTATTTTAGTATATTCAATAGCTAGTTCAGTCACAGCTACAAGCGCATCGTCTACACCATTAAGTTTATCAATACTTCGTTGCGATAGTTTGAACATTGGTACCTCCATTACCCAAGCCAGCAGACATAGACATTCCTGTCATAGTTCTCTTGCGTCTTTGACTTATTGTTTGTTTCTTTTGTTTATCGATTATGCCTCTCATTTGTTTAGCACCAGCTGCGCTAGGTCTGTACATAAATGATAGAGCCTGCATGAATGCTTCGTTATCCTTTGCCATTATCACCTCCTTCATATACATGGACGATCTCTGTTGTTGCAGCTTCTAAACAATCTTCTTTCATATCAGGCCATGTGTTATTAGTTTCTTGACACATTTTTAAATAGTGTTCTGACAGCTGTCGTGATTGCCTCATCACTACACTTCTGTACAGTTCAGCTTGCCGCTCTTTACTAAGGTTCTTTTCTCCTGGTTGTAGTTTCATTACGCTCTCTTTATTTTATATTTCTTAACAGCTGATTGCTTTAGTGCCTTGGCTGTTGGCGAACCTTTTGCTCCAGGCTTACGCATCTTCTCACCACTACCTTCAGCTATACGCTTACGCTTGTGATGTATGTTAGCCCAGAGGCCTGGCTTCTTTGTTCCTTTTGTATGTGCCATTACTTACCTCCTTTTGTATCTGTTTTCTTTGCCTTGTCAAAGCTACGCATTCCCCCAATGCCAAGCATTCCAAACATTAATGGCATCATCACACTCATGTCAGCTTGTGGTATAACAACACCAAAGCCAGCGCAGATAGGTGACACCATATAATTTATTCCCAGGGATAATCCGCAGATCCAACCAATCAATGGTCGCCATGATGCCTGGAACCAGTTACCTTTTGCATCAGCCTTGAGTACCTCAATCTGTGCAAGCATAGCTTCCTGTGCATGACGTTGTGACATCGTTGCAATCTCATGGGCCAAAGCATTCTTCTGATCTTTGTCCTCAATAAATTTATCAAGCAGCCCTGTCACTGGACCAACAAGATTACCTAGTAGATTAATCATCGTGATACCTCCTCCATTATTTTTGTTATATCCCAGCTGCCATCACTACTCTGTTCCATCTGGACCTTTAATTGTTTACACTGCCACTGGCTATCAAAGTCTACACTTCCAGTAGTGTGCTGCTTTATCTTACGCTTAGTCGATAAGCATTCAGATAAGTTTTCATAAGGCGTATACTCTAACGGTTCAGTACCACCTGATGTCCACAACAATAAAACAAAAACCATCTCAATCATTTTGTACCGTAACCATTAACTCTTATCTTTTCTATTCTCTCTTCTATATCGTTAATTCTTTTTTCATAAAACTCCAATGTTAATTTCTGCTGTTGATCATATGGAGCCTGACCATTTTCTATTTGTTTCTGTAGCTTTTCTAATTCTTTTGCTAGATGTTCGATGAGCATGAATTGCTCACTGTCAGCAGGCAAGGAACCCATCTCACCCCTGGGCCACTTGATACGAAACTCTGTATTTTTTTCTAGATCTGATTTCATCATAGTTTGATTTGTCTGAATAGCATTTAGCTTTTCAACAATACCAAAGTATGCCCATGTCGCTACGCTTGCGGCTGCAATCATGCTAAGTATATTTCTAAGAGGAAGTGCAACCTCTGAGTTCTCATTTATCCTTGTCGTTTTTGCCATAAGTTATAACTTGTTTTCCCTCTGCTCCTAGCCATAAACCAAAAGCACCAGTCATTGCACCTGTTACTACACTGACAAGAGCAGCCTGGCTATTGCTAGGGTTATCTAATGACATAAACCAATTAGTCACCACGAAATATTGATAACTCATTATTATCATCATGGCCCTAGGAAGCACCTGGTGTTTCTTTGATGCTTCTAATATCTTACCTACCATCATAACATTCCTCTTCTTTGCATCCCATATAACACAGCAAAGAGTAGCCCTATAAATACAAAGAACCCAATTACCCACAGTAAGGTAACGCCTATGTTTTCTTTTAACTCTTCAATCTTTCTTGCTCTGTCTTTAACATCTTGTTGTCTTTGCTTTCTAGCCTCAACACAGAACCTTACATAGTCTTGATGTAACCCTGGCCTACCCAGGTATATCATCATTTGTTTTAGTTCATCTTCTTTCTGTTTTATCCCTTCGAGATGCATAAATGTTTCTAAATCGTTTTCTTCTTTCCCAGTAAATGTTGACCAGATACTGTTCTTTCTTTTATTGTGAGCAGCTGCAAGAGCATCTTTGCTATCAACGAATTTAGCAATGTGTTGCGCACAGTCAGTTAGTTCCCTGCCATTGCTGACAAATTTCTTTATAACTGAATAAGCAGCATTGGCTGCTGCAACATACTCTAACAATCATCATCCCCTATTTGTTAACCTTCTTAGGTCTACCCCTCTTCTTAGCTTTAGGTTTATCTTCAGTAGGTTTCTTCTCTACCTTCTTACCTTTAGCTAGCTTTGGGTTTAGTTGTAGTAAACTCATAACCATATTTTTTATCCACCTCCTCACTTAATAAGTCCTTCGTAAATAGCAACCACTCCACCTAGGATTGCGCCTAGCCAAATGATAACTTTAATACCGCCTCTTCCCATAGCAACCTGGTGACGCAAAGCCTTAATCTCTGTGGTGTTTTCTTCTGTACACCTGTGTATGTGTTCAATCTTTTCTTCCATGCGAGCAAGTCTAGTAACGACATCATTCATAGGTGCCGCCTCTATTACCTTCTTTGGTCTGCCTCTTGCCGCCATGTGTTATCACTCCTCTAGTAGTGTTGGGTCAATCGCATTAATCTCATCATCTGTCATAGATAGTTTTCTGTATGCAGAAAGTTTATCATCTAATTGTTTTTGAGCAGCGGTAGTTAGTTCTGTTTGTTTTGTTTGTACCTCTGTCCAAGTTGGTGCAGTCGTACTTTCTTTCCAAACAGTTTTAGTTTTTGTTCCACCTATTGCTTTTAAATTTTTAAACTGTGTTGCGGTTGTTGGTGGTTCTCCTTGATAACCTAAAAAATTATCAAACGCACAAAGAGCATCATCAATATGAACCTTAGTTCTTTTACCGTTTTCATCTTCGTGCCATCTATATTTATTGTGTATTGCCATATTACATACCTCCTATTTTAATATCTCATCAATGAAACAATAGAACCCAGAATTGTGCATTCTAGTGTCATCACTTTGATTTGGATTTAAAACGCTACCAGGTTTGTTAGAAGAGCCAGTTCTTACCCTCCAACCCCATATTACATTGTGGCCTCCAGCATCTAAACTTGCTCTGTCTACTTTTTTATGACCCCAATGCATGGCTTGCTCACCATTGTCTGTGTAACCAACACCATAAAAAGCATCTGAGTTATCACTGCCATGTGTAGTTCCAGTATCTATATCAAAGTAAACACCAGAAAAATCCGCACTACTACCATAAGACTTTGCCATCCAAGTAAGATATATACATGACGTTGCATCATCATGTACTTTTGTAAAACTGCCTGACCAAACATTTCCACTATCACTAACGCTGCTGTGTGAATATCTAGTGTTGTTAAATATTGATGTTCTTTTTACAAAAGTTTGAGATACCGTAGCAAAATCAAATCCGTTTCCAGCTAAATTTGTACGCAGAAATTGTCCAGCACTGCCAAGAGATGTGCCTTGTAAATTACCAGAGGCATCGGATGTAACAACCTTATTATTACCAACAGCCAAGGCTACGCCTTTAGCTAAGAATTTCCAATAACTACCATTCTCCGTTCCAGAAGAAGATGGTGCCTGGTTTTGTGAAGCAGCCACTGCAATGTAAGTTGATACAACACCACTGTCTGTGTACTGCACAAAGTCATCGATTGCATATGTAGTTGAATTTGACCACACGCCTTTATTTACTAGCTTAATACGTCCAAGATTTATCGTTGCCATTATACTGTTACCTCCAAGTTTCCTGTTGTTGCATTGATAGAGAAAGTTAGGTTCCTACTAGCAAAGAAACTTTCATCAAATAGATCAGAGGCAGTGCCATCTGTATTTGTTATAG